CTTATGTTCAACATTCTATTCATTTGGACATTAAGAAAGTTATGGGAAATTATTGCCATGGTAAGAGTTTCAAAGCATTGGCTGCTAACATGACAGAAGCTCTCCATAATAGGCAACTTTCTAGCATCTGTCTAGATGGATCAAATCATGATGGTCATCAACACATCAGTCTTATAAAAACAATAGACTTTGTGTTCTATGAAAAACTAAAACAAAAAGGATATTTCTCAACAATCTTGGGTATAGCCGACTCAGAAAAATTGAAAAGAGTGTATAGGGTTTTAGATAAATGTTTTAAAACTGAAAAATTCAAAGTCAAACATCGTATTAATCTTGCTGATCATCGAAGAGGAGGTAGAAAGAGATTCATACCTCTTATAACCCAGACTTGGCAAGGCACTGTCTTGAGCGGACACCCCACTTTAACCACACTAGGAAATACATTAAGAGTAATCTTGTACATAGCTTATTACCTAAAAATACCAGTCCAAGAACTCTTTTTAAAGCTCAAAGAACAAAGAAAACCCTTCCTAGTATCGGGAGATGACGTGGTGTTGTGGACAGACGATCCCATTAATGACCGAGAAAAGATACTACGATTATCATCAACTACAACTGAAAGGCAGTTCAAAGGGTTAGGACAGTGCTATAAAGAAGTAAAAATCGGCCAAAAATTTGACATAGACTTCCTCTCAAAAGACGTCATGTACAATCCAACAACTCAGCAGTTCTATGTGTTTAGGGCTTTGCCAAAAGCTTTGTGGGGATCACGATTTTATACAACACAAGACGGAATGCATGCAAATCAAACAAGATCGAATATTGTGCATCGGAAATGTGTATGCATGGGTTTGCGGTATGAAATTCCAGAGTCTTGGGCTAAACACATTGGCTCACAGTATCCAGAGATAGAGGAAGACGACAGTCAAGTAACACGCACCCTGAAAAACCATAGATTCCAAGCAGTTGATGATGACAATATTCAGTTGGTAGATGAGGCCATAGTGGAAGATTTTTATAGGAAGAAGTACCAGATAACACCCAAAGAATCTGAGTATATCAAAGGGCAATGGCACAAAGACCTACAAGAAACCATCCAACTCCCTCCCAACTTGTGCCACAAGCTAGGAATACCAAGAGTAACAGATCTTGTGTTGGGAACAAATAAAAATATACACACAATGGCTAAAAGAATCACCAAAAAGAAAATTTCAAAACCCAAGAGAACCACTATAGTGAGGAAGACAAAACCACGCACTAAAAGAAGAACAGCACCAGGGAGAAGAGGCAGACAAATGTACTCCAAAATGGGCCTAGTATCTACAGATATCATGACTGCAGAAGAACAAATGAATCTATGTAGACTCCATCCAGG